TGCTGATCTATCCGGTGTTGTTGGTGCACTTGCTGCAGGTGGTGGAATAGCCGCAACAATTGAAAAGGCACTGGATACCTCATCGTTAAAAACCAAAGTTGACATTACATTTGAAGTTCCGGAAGAATCTAAAGAATCTGTTCGCGAAGCTATACGATATATTGAAGCATATGGTGTGGATGGAGAAGCAGCACTTGAAGGGGTTAGACGTCAATGGACACTTAATAAAACTGCAAGTGATACTGCTAATAGTACAATTGCAAAAGGTGCAGCTGTCATTTCTGAAGCTTATGCAGGGATTGATTTTATTGAACTAATCCAGGAGATCAATGAAATATCTGGTGAATTAAAAATATCTAACGATGATGCCATTGGATTGGTTAATTCTTTATTGAAACTAGGTTTCCCACCTGAGCAATTAGATACTATCGCTGAATACGGACAACAACTCCAACGTGCTGGGTATGATGCTCAAGAAATCCAAGCAATTATGGCTGCTGGGGTGGATACAAAAACTTGGAATATTGATAACCTTTTAGATGGTCTTAAAGAAGGCCGTATTAAAATGGCTGAGTTTGGAGCTGGAACTGACAAGGCAACTAGACAAATTATTGCCGGAGCAGGATTATCTATTGAAAAGTTTGAAGAATGGGGTACCGCAATAGCCAAAGGTGGAAAAGAAGGAAGCCAGGCTATGGTAGAAGCAACAAAGGCTCTAAATGGTGTAAAAGACGCAACATCAAGGAATGAACTTGGAGTTAAGATGTTTGGAACCATGTTTGAGGATCAAGGTCAAAACATTATTAACACAATTCTAAATGCACAAAATGCAACAGTAGATTTAAAGGCTAATCAAGATCAACTAAACGATGCTATTTCTAAAATGAATGCTGATCCAGCAATTCAATTGAAACAAGCATTTGCTGATTTAAAGACGGCTGCTGAACCATTTTTATTAAAGGTTGCAGAGCTAGTTTCTAAAATAGCTGAATGGGTAAAGGAAAACCCTACATTAGCTGCTACAATTGCAGCAGTCGGCACAGCACTTGGAATATTGACAGGTATTTTTATTGCTTTAGGTCCCATTTTAACAGGATTATCTATAGCTGCAGGTGCTTTAAGCATAAGCCTTGGAGCAATGATAGGAATTGCAGCTGGTATAGTAGCCGGTATTGCGGCACTTATTGCCGCAGGTATAGCAATATATAAAAACTGGGATGAAATTAAAGCGAAAGCTATTGAAGTATGGGGAGTTATAAAAGACTTTTTATCCTCCACATGGGAAGGAATAAAAAGCACGGCTGAATCAGTATGGACAGGCATTAAAGACTTCTTTTCTGGAATATGGGAAGGGATAACAACAGCAGCAACATCTATATGGGATGGAGTTACATCGGTATGGACTTCAACCGTTGAAACATTAAAATCTATTTTTACTCCAATAGTTGATTTTTTTACTAGCACATGGGATTCAGTTTCCAGTGCTTTTTCTAATGCCTGGAATAATATTAAAAGAGTTTTAGAAACATCATGGAATGCAATTAAAACAGTGGCGCAATCATCTTGGGAAATTATTAAGAATGTTATCCTTGGTCCTGTTTTATTATTAATAGATTTATTAAAAGGTGATTTTGACGGATTTAAAAGTCATTTATCACAGATATGGAACAATATTAAGACTGCTGCTTCAACTGCTTGGAATGCAATTAAGACAGCAATTTCCACAATCATAAAAGCCTTTGTGGACGGTGCTAAATCCATATTTGAAGGATTTAAAACTGCAATAAGTACGATTTGGAATGCAATGAAAACCTCTGCTTCAACAGTGTGGAATGGAATCAAGAGTGCCATTTCAAGTATTGTTAATGCCATAAAAACAACTGTTGTAAGTGTTTGGAATGGAATTAAAACAGCTATTTCAACAATTATAAATGGAATTAAATCTACAGCTACTAGCATTTGGAATGGTATTAAATCCTCGATAACTTCCATTGTCAATGGAATGAAAACGGCTATTACAAATGTATGGGAAAACATTAAGTCAGCCACTAAAACAGCCTTTGATCAAGTAGTTAAGTTCATTAAGGACCCTTTAAAAGCAGTCGATCTATTTTCTATTGGAAAAGATATCATTCAAGGTTTACTAAATGGTATCGGTTCACTTGCTAAGTCTGTTTGGGATAAAGCTAAAGATATAGCAAATGGAATAGGAGATAGCATTAAAAAAGCCCTTGGTATCCATTCTCCATCTAGGGTTACAACAAAGCTTGGAGAACAC